CGACGACATGGAGGCGTTCGACAATCTCACGCCTCACGAGCGCTTCGTGATCGCAACGTGCTGCCTGAAAATCTCTGCCATCGACTACAAGCAGGAGATGGCGAGCGATCCCTCGACGCTCTCGATGCTGGAGCGCTTCAGCTTCTATCCGATGGCTGATACTACTCGCGCGGCGCGACAGCAGCGTCAACTCGACCGGACTGCCATAGTGCTGATGCGACGGATCGGACGTTCTCGCCGAGCATAGCAACGCACGTTTCGGTAGAAGGCGAATGACAGCGGTTCGATAATTCGGCAAGATCGGCTGCAATCGAAACAAGCCGCTTGTAAACGCCGAGGTCTGATTCCCGCTCCACGCGGGGAGAATGAACACGGCGCATTCGGCAGTACAAGAGTCGTCGCCGATGTCGTTTGTGGAAAACCTCGCAGCGTTGCGCGCCTCGACCTCGCTCACTCCCTTCGACAAGGCCAAGTGGGACAAGCGGCATCCGAAGGGCACGGCAGACGGCGGCAAGTTCGCTCCCGGCGATGGATCGTCGAGCGAGCCCTCGAAGAAGAAGCTCACCCACAAGGAATGGCTCGCGAGCGTGCTCGGCCCGAAGTATGGCTACAGCGGCCAGCACGAGGAGCCCGACGACGACGGCGATCCGTTCGGCGCTTTCGGCGACGAGTATGGCGGCCATCAGGGCAGCTTGCCTTACAGCGCACCGCTGCCGCCGCCCGGCTGGAAGCCGCATCCGAAGGTCGACGACAAGGGCAAGGAAGTCGTCATCCGCTATCCGAGCAAGCCCACCGACGAGAAGTCGTGGACCGATGCGACGCGCACTGCCACGTGGACGCCGGGCAGCAAGACGCCGCCCTCGCTCAACGGCGTCGAGATGAAGCCGTGGGTTGCGCCGACGACGCCCGAAGGCTGGGCGAACGTGAGCGGGCAGAACCCTGACCTCCTCGATCCGCCGCTCGTGTCGAAGGTGCATTACACGTGGAAGGACAAGGACGGTCGCGAGCACTCGAAGCAGAAGCATCTCTCGACCGGCGTGCTGATCGTCGAGCCCGATGGCCGCGTGTGGATCACGAAGCCGACGAACGAATACGGCGGCTACCAGCACACTTTCCCGAAGGGCACCGTCGAGCCCGGCATCCCGTTGCAGGCGAACGCGATCAAGGAGGCATGGGAGGAGACCGGCCTCAAGGTGAAGATCGTCGGCGTGCTCGGCGACCACGAGCGCGACACGAGCGTCGCCCGCCTCTACGTCGCGCAGCGTGAAGGCGGCACCCCGTCCGACATGGGATGGGAGTCTCAGGCCATCAAGCTCGCGCCGATCTCGACGGTGAAGGGCGTGCTGCTCAACCGCACGCACGACAAGAAGATCGCCGACGATCTCCACGTGATCCTGAAGCGCACCGGCATCGCCAAGGCGTTCATCCCGTCGTCGAGCAAGGGCTACAAGCTGCCGGGAACCAACGTCAACGCGCCGTCGCACAACAAGAAGATCGACGCGATCCGCGCACTCGCGCGACAGGGCGATTGGAAGGGCATTCTGTCCCTGCCGTTCGGCACAAACAACTATGCGAAGAAGCAGCAAGTCGGCTTCGCCAACAAGATGCTCGAAGAACTCGGCGTGCCCTACAAGGTGACGGCCGGGCAGAAGGCCAATTCCTTCATCAATCTGCCGACTGGCAAGGTGCCCAACAGCGTTCGACAGGGCCTCGACGCGCTCGCACCGCCGGGCGCTGAGAAGTTCGCCGATCAGGGCGACAAGGTTTCCGAGTTCCAAGCGGCTGCACAGAAGGACATCGACGCGCTCACGCCGAAGCCGGCGCGCGCGAAGGCCGACGCGCCCGGCGGCGGTGGCGGCTTCGACGAGTCCAAGCATCCGCGTTGGCCGGCTGGAACGCCGATGGGCGGCAAGTTCAAGAAGAAGGATGACCTCGGCATCACCGAGCCCGCCGTCGACCCGAAGACCGGCAAGCCCTACTGGCACTTCCTCGACGCCTACAAGAAGGCGCAGGCCGGCAACGTGGCCGCGATCATCGCGAAAGACCCCGACTACTCGTCGCCGAAGATGCAGGCGATGTGGAAGGACTACAAGGAGACGCTGCTCTCCGATCTCGAAGACAAGGCCAAGAAGACCGGGCAGGAACTCGGCGCGACCATCGACGTGAAGCCGGCGCTCGCCGACAGTCTCAAGGGCTCCGTGACCAGCGATGCCGGCAAGGCGTGGGTGAACGGCGTGGAGATTCCCCACACGAAGCACGAGGGCGCATCGACGGCCATCGGCGTGATGGGCGCGGCGGCGGTCAAGGGCGACAAGGCGCTGCTCAACAAGACCATCGACGCCACCGAGCAGATGATGATGCAGGCGTCCGATCCTGAATCGTCGAAGGCGTGGCAGCAGGCCGGCAGCTTCGGCAACAAGCTCCTCGCCAAGATGGACGGGGACATCAAGACCGAGGCGACCGCGACGCGCGTCGGCGGCGTGCAGTCCATCAGCGAGTGGAAGAAGGTCGGCAACAAGCCCGGCGGCAGCAACCCCGGCGCGGTGTTCGAAGACAAGCACGGCACGAAGTGGCTCGTGAAGGGCAACGCCAAGCAACTGAGCGGCGAAGTCGACGACGTGACCAGCGACAACCGCGCCAAGAACGAAGTACTCGCCTCGAAGCTCATGCAGGCGGCCGGCATCCCGGCGGTCGAGATGAAGCTCGTCGACCTCAACGGCCAGTTCGGCGGACAGAAGACCGGCCAGCACGGCAAGCTCGGCGTCGCGGTGAAGATGGTCCCCTTGAATGGCTGGACAGGAAGCGGCGCAGAGAAGATGCACACGCAGGAGCAGTTCGCGACGCATGCTTGGCTCGCCAACTACGACGTGATGGGCATGGGCAACGACAACATGGGCCTCAACACGAAGACCGGGCAGATGGTCAACATCGACCCCGGCGGCGCGCTGCTATTCCGCGCGCAAGGCCTGCCGAAGAAGGGCTTTGGCAACGTGGTCGACGAGTGGGACTCGATGCGCGATGCGTCGAAGAACCAATGGACCGCTGCCGTCTTCAAGCCGATGACCAGCGACCAACTGATCGAGAGCGTCAACGCGGTGAAGAAGGTCTCGCCCGCGATGATCCACGATCTCGTGAACACCTACGGTCCGGGCGATGCCTTGGCGAAGATTGATCTCGCCGAAAAGCTCAAGGCCCGGCGGGTTGATCTCATCGCGAAGGCCGACAAGCTCAAGAACCCGGCCGGCACGGCGAGCGCAGCCGAGAAGGTCGGCGCGGTCGCCAACGCCGAGTTCGAGGCGAAGCACGCGCGCGGCGCGGACGGCAAGTTCATCTCCAAGCCCAACTATGAGGGCGTGACAGAGCATCAAAAGGTCGACCTCGACGGCGTTTATGCCGCCGCACTCGCCGGCAACCTCGGAGACCTCAAGGCGTATGCGCAGCACAGCAGCCCGCCGGCAAAGGCCTATGCACACTTCCTGCTTGCGGAAATGACGCCGAGCAGTGCTCCGAAGTCGCTCGACCTCCCGCTCGCCTCGAAGCCCACGCCCTACGCCGACATCATCCACGCGAACGCGTCGCTCTTTGCGAAGGACCCCACCGACAGCGAAGCGCTATTTCAGGTCAAAGACTTCATGAGCAGCCCCAACCCCGATACGGCTGCCTATGCAACGAAGCTCTACGGGATGATCAACTCCCCGAAGCCGCCGAGCTACAGCGTCATGCCGCCGCCGCTGGAAGCAGAGAAGGAGCACAGCAAGATCGCGGCGAACCTCTACGCCAAGGCGCAGGCCGGGAAGTGGTCGACGGGCGATCAGCTTGGCGAGAATGCCGGCGTCGTCGAGATCATGCAGAACATGCACGCGAGCGGGCTCAAGAGCGCCAACTACACGACGGAGATGGGCCACACCATCGCCTACGGCAACAACCTCCTCGCCGTGCAGGATTCGACCGAGGGCACGAACTATAAGTCGCTGCTCTATGGGGCGAAGGCTTCGGTGCTCGATGAACCGAAGGTCGCGCGCCCGGCCGGCGTGATGAAGCCGTCCGGCGAGAGCGACTCGTCACCCTCACCCGCGACGCCGAAGGCGATCCCGCCGGGCATGCCGGACTTCGACAGCAAGAAGCTCGCACTGACCAACGTGAACGCGGCCAGCGTCAACGCCAAGATCGACAAGATCAAGTCGTTCGCCATGTCCGGCAACGAGCAAGGCCTGCTCGCGCTGGGCTACGGCACGAACAACTACGCCAAGTGGCACGTGAAGCACGCCAACGAAGCGCTCGCGGCCCTCGGCTCGAAGTATCAGGTGCAGCCGGGGCAGAAGCCCAACACTCACCCGGCGCTCGGCGTGAAGGACATGCCGGCTCCTGCTCCGACGAAGGTCGGTGAGAAGCCCGCGCCCGCGCAGCATGCGCCCTCGGCCGGCACGAAGACGTTGATCAAGGTGCCTGAGTCGGTGCTCCCGACCGCGCCTGACTTCGCCAACTGGCAGGGACAGGGCAAGGGCCTGTCGTCTATCGCCGAGATCAACGAGTCGAACAACGCGGCGGTGAGCTACGTCAAGCAGCTTGCCCTCAACGGCGACCTCGAAGCGCTGAAGAACGCGACATTCAAGGAGTTCAACAAGGACACGAAGGCCTTTACCGGCGCGACAAAGAGCTTCGCCGATCATCCGTCGAAGTACGTGCAGTCGTATTGGTCCGGTACCATCGACGCGGTCAACGACATCGTCAACCCGCCGAAGCCGCTCGTGCTCGGCAGCAAGTTCTCGGCGACGACGTTGCAGGCGCTCGCGCGCGAGGCGACGCCCGTGCCGCTGATGACGAAGTTCGCGAAGGTCAAAGACGACCACAAGTTCGGCTTCTGGATCGCGCTTGGGCAGAGCAGCTTCGCCCCGCCGGCTCCGACTGCGACGCCGTTGTCGCCGGCTGAAATCTCGGCCGGCGCGAAGGCGTGGCAAAGCTATTCATCGACGACGAAGACGCTCACGAATTACGTGCAGGGTAGCAGCGCGATCATGCACTCGTACCAGAACGGCGCGACCGAGCATGGCGGCAATAGCCTGATGGAACTGTCGAAGGCAGCCGTGAAGGACGCTACGCCGCTGCCGGTCGGCAAGACGCTTTACCGCTGGCAGAACATGCCGAAGGGCATGATCGAGCAGTTGAAGCTACTGCAACCCGGCGCGATGATTCAGACCACGAGCCCGATGCCGTCGTCGCATCACCCGACCGCCACGCAGGGATTCGGAACGCATCTATTCCGGCTCCACGCGGCCAAGGGGGCAGCGGCCCTGCACAGCCACGGCTCGGGCAGTCATCCGGTCGAGAAAGAGGTCACGATCCTCCCCTACCAGCGCTTCATGCTGCTCAAGAAGCAGTTCACCGGATCGAAGTGGGAAGTGGACTTGCTCATGCTGCCCCCGACGAAGGAGTAACGCCACCATGCCTATCGACGTTCGGCCAATCGCCGATCCTGTCGCACTTGAGGGCGTCTTCCCCTCCGGCGGCAAGCCCTACCTCGGCAGCCCCGAAGTAGTCGACGATCTCGTGAAGGGCCTGATGGGCACCGCGCGAGACTACGTCCGGAACGCGATGAAGCGCGTGGACCCGGAAGACAACCGCCGCGCCATGATGGGCAAGATCGCCGAGACGAAGTCGATCCTGCTAGGGCAGACGGACCGCTACTCGCCGACTCCGTTCAACACAACCGGCGAGATCGCGCGCTACCTCGCGGGCCGCTACGGCATGCAGGACGATCCCGATCCGCTCGGGGGTATCCTCGCCAAGATCGCGCTGGACACGGTAAAGCTGTACAAATCGTGGCAGTTGGATCAGATTAGCGACGCCGAGTGTGAGACTCAGCTTGAGGCCATCAGGACGGAAGCGACACGCGACCTCTTGGGGCTGCCCAACGACAAGGCCGACTGATGTCCGACGAGAAGAAGCCCGCGACCTTCAGCGCGTTCGTAGCCTTCGACAAAGCATCGTCTTCCCCCACCGGCGAGTATGTGCGCGGTTGGCTCTCGGTCTCGACCGATGCGAAGGGCAATCCGGTTGTCGACGATCAGGACGATCAGGTTGTGATCAGCGAGATCACGAAGGCGGCCCACGTCTTCATCAGCAAGAGCCGCGACGGCAAGGTGATGCACAAGGGCCAGCCGGTCGGCGAGTTCGTCGAGTCGGTCATCATCGACGACGAGTTCGCCGCTGCGCATGGAATTGTCCACAAGCAGCGCGGATGGTGGGGCACCTTCCACGTGCTCGACGCCGATGTCCGCAAGGATGTCGTCGCCGGCAAGTTCAAGGGCTTTTCCATCGGCGGGGATGGCACCCGCGTCACGCGTCGGAGGAAGAAGTAATGGAGACCGAGAACTTCCTGATCGACATGAACATCACCGAGGTCTCTCTCGTGACCGAGCCGTCGAATGACGAGGCGCGCGTCATGTTCGTGAAGATGTCGAAGGGTAGCGACTCGCCGGGCTTCGAGACGTGCAAGGGCTGCAAGAGCGCCGACGCCTGCTCGAAGGCGCGCATGTGCGCGACGAAGTCGCCGGCCGCCGAGCGCTTCGCCAAGCTGTCGGCCGTGCTGCACGAATCGGGCGCGCGAAAAAATGGCGCTATCACAGTTGCGACGATCATCGAGAAGATCGCGACCCTGCGCGACGAGATCGAAGTCGCTAACAGCGACGAGGCATTGACGAGCGTACAGCGCTCGAACACAATCAATGAGAGTTTCGAGAAGTTTTCCGGTGCGCTCGACGAGCTTGTGCCGGAGGCGGCCATCAGCAAGGCAGTAGCCGATACGATGGCCTCGTTCACCAAGGGCGACAATCCAGACGCCATCGTGCAGGAGCTACATATGGACCAGAAGGAACTCGCCGAGGCGTTGGAGAAGGCCGAAGCCACCATCGAGAAGCTGAAGGCCGACCTCGTCACTTCGACCGCGACCATCTCCAAGCTGGAGAAGGCCGCGAAGCAGAGCGCGCCCGACGCCGCCGACGAAGTCATCTTCGAGGGCATGAGCCCGGTGGCCATCGCGAAGTTCAAGGAGCAGCGCGACGAGGTCGCCCTCATGAAGGCCGCCATCGCCAAGCAGGAGACCGACAAGCTCGTCGGCGAACTGACGACCGTCTTCAAGGCGGCCGGCATCCCCGACTTCGAGAAGGTCGCCGCTGCGTTCCAGCGCGTGAGCATCGGCAAGGCCAAGGGCTCCGAGAAGTCCGTGGTCGATGGCAAGGAAGTGATGTCCGTCGCCGATGTCGACGTGCTCAAGCAGGCCTTGCTCGCCAAGGCCGCCACCGCCTCCGCGCCGCTGGGCGCGCTGGGCAAGGTGGTCATCGCCAAGAGCGAAGACGACGGCTCCGATCCGGAGGCTGAACTCAAGGAGAAGGCCGCCGGCATCGCCAAGGCCAAGAAGATCACCGTCGAGGCGGCCTTCGCCGAGGCGATGGACGAGAACCCGGAACTCTACCAGCGCTATCGCGTGCGCAAGGCCGCTCGCACCGTCGTCCACAACTAACGGTCCCTGATCGACCGCCAACTCTGAATCCGAGGACATCATGGGCCACACGATCACTCTTTCGCTCTCCAAGCTGGCCGCTGCCGATCTGCGCACGCACCAGTTCAAGTTCGTCAACCTCGACTCGACCGGCAAGGTCGTCCTGGCCGATGCGGCTGGCGAGCAGTGCCTCGGCGTTCTGCTCAACAAGCCCAACACGGGCGAGATCGCCACGGTCGCGGTCGCTGGCGTCGTCCCGGTGAAGGCCGGCGGCGTCATCGCGGTCGGCGGCGCGATCAAGTCCGGCGCGGCCGGCACCGCTCTCGCGGCCTCGGCCGGCGTGACCAACACGTCCGACGCGGGCGCGGCTTCCGATCCCCTCGTCGGCAGCTACGTGATGGGCATGCACGTCGGCGCGGCGGCTTCCGCTGCGAACGACGTGATCGACATGCTGATCACCCGCGAGGGCGTGATCCCGACCACTGCGGCCTAATCGGCCCAATCAAGAAACCCCTCTTTCATCGACCACCGGAAGTCTGACCGCGACCGGCATCAGGAGCAGAGAAAATGGAGCCGACGACTTCCGACGTTCATGTCAATGGCCCGCTGACCAACATCAGCATCGCCTTCATGCAGGGCGAGGATGCCTTCATCGCCAACAAGGTGTTCCCCAACATCCCGGTCACGAAGCAGAGCGACCTCTACTTCACCTACGACCGCGGCGAGTTCAACCGCGACGACATGAAGGAACGCGCGCCGGGCACCGAAGCGGAGGGCGGCGGCTACACGATGAATGCTGACGCGAGCTACTACGCTCGCCAGTATTCGTTCAAGCACGACATCCCCGATCCGGTGCGCGCCAACGCCGACGTGCCCCACAACCCGGACCGCGCCGCGACGATGTTCGTGTCGCGCAAGGGCCTGATCCGCCGCGAGCGCATCTTCGCGACGAACTACTTCTCCACGGGCCTGTGGACCTACGGCAAGGTCGGCGCCTCCTCGGCGTCGGGCACCGATGTCAAGTATTGGAGCGACACCACGTCGACTCCGATCACCGACGTTCGCCTCGGCAAGCAGCGCGTGCTGGAGAGCACGGGCTTCGAGCCCAACACGCTGATCTTGGGCCGCAAGGTCTATGACGTGCTGTGCGATCACCCGTCGTTCCTCGACCGCATCAAGTATGGGCAGGACAACGCCGTCCCGGCCCGCGTGACGCGCGCTGCCATGGCGCAGCTTTTCGAGGTCGACAACGTCTACGTGATGAACGCGATCTACAACACGGCCGCCAAGGGTCAGACCGCGTCGCACTCCTTCATCGGCGGCAATCACGCGCTGCTCATGTATGTCACCCCGACGCCCGACATCATGACGCCGACTGCCGGCTACACCTTCTCGTGGACCGGCATGTTCGGCAACAGCCAGCTTGGCACCCGCATCCGCCAGTACCGCATGGAGTCGATCCAGTCGGACCGCGTCGAGATCGATATGTGCTTCGACCTGAAGCTCGTGTCGGCGGACCTCGGCTACTTCTTCACCAGCGTCATCCAGTAATCGGCCCTCTAAGGCCGCAGCCGACAACGGGGCCGCCGGCACAAACCGGCGGCCCTTTTTTTCAAATGGGAGAACCTGACCGTGACCGCCCGAAAGAAGAAGACCACCGCGAAGAAGAAGGCCGCAGCCAAGGCCGCGACGCCGCAGACTGGCCCGCATGTGCAGGCACAGGTGACGACCACCATGCCGCTGATGCGCAAGGGCATGGACTATCAAGTGACCAATCTGCGCCTGATCAATGGCCGCTGGTATGAGAGCGGTGAACTCCTCGATCAGGAGCAGGCCTTCAAGGGCATGAACGAGACCGAGCGCAAGCTCGCGCTCGAATCGTGGCGGCGTCACAAGATCATCGTCGACTACGATCCGGAGAACCCGGCGATGCCGATCCCCGAGTCGAAGATCGTCTCGAAGCCGATCACGGCCGAGGAGCGCAAGGCCATGCGCAAGGCCGATCCCAACATCGCCGGCCGCGTGTCGCCGAAGTACGGCGGCTTCGAACGCTGGTATGTCACCGACAACAACGGCACGGGCAAGCGCGTGCCCGACGAGGCCTACTTCGACGGCATCACCGCCCGCGTGAAGTGCCAATTGCGGTGCAACGAGATCAACAAGGAGCGCGGCTTCGAGCCGACGCAGGCGGAACTCGACGCCGTCATGATGGCCCCCGGCGGGCCGGGAGATCGCGACGACTCCCCGCACGCGCGCGTCTACAACGCCTCGATGCCCTCGTAGGTGAAGCATGGCGCTGATCGTCGAAGACGGCACGGGCAAGGTTGACGCGGAGTCCTACGAGTCCGTCGCCAACTACACGACGTATTGCGCCGCGCGCGGCCTCGACCTCGGCGCGGCGACCGATGCCGACAAGGAAGCCGACTTGCGCAAGGGCACGGCCTTCCTCGACGGCTACTTCCGCCTCCGGGGCATTCGCGGCAGCGCCACGCAGGCGCTCGAATTTCCGCGCGCTGCCGGCACGCTCGACCGAGACGGCTACGAGATCACCGGAGTCCCGCTGGCCATCAAGCATGCTGCTTGCGAGATGGGCTTCGCGGCGCGCAGCGCGCCCGACAACGACGTGCTGCCCAACACGACTGTCGGCATCAAGAGCGAGACGGTCGGGCCGATCAGCACGACCTACATGGACGGCATGGCTGCCACGCCGAGCTATCCCAAGGTGGTCGGCATGCTGCGCCGTTACACGCGGCTCGACGAGCCCGTTCCTGTGCCGCTGTCGATGGCCCCCACGAGCGAGCCGTTCTTCGGCGTCGATCTGCACGAGTCGGTCGGCGGTCCGATCCCCGGCGCGGACGAGCAGACGGACGATCTCACGCTCGAAGACAATGCGTAGGCCGCCATGGGCACCTATTCGGCCCTGTCGCAACGCGCCTACAATCTGATCAAGCGCAAGGGCCGCGCGGTCACGATCTCGCGCGACGCCGAGACCTCCGATCCGATCACGCAGACGAAGTCGATCACGGCGAGCACCGCCAGCACCTTCGCCGTGAGCGTCAACGTCGATGTCGGCCGGGCAACGACGCTGTTCGGCTCGATTGTCCATCGCAACATCAACCGGCTCTACGTCGCCTGCAAAGACCTCGCGCTCGTGCCGAAGGTCGGCGACCGCATCACGTGGGGCGGCTACGACTGGAACGTGCTGCGCGGCGGCAACATCGACCCGGACGGCACCGAGGTCATCGTCTCCGATGTCTACATGGAGCGCTGACCGTGCCTACCGTCAACTTCCGGCTGCGCATCAAGGAGTGGAAGCATCTCTCCGAGAACTCGCTCGAAGCGCTCATGCGACAGTCGATCCAGCAGATGGCGTTCCGCGTCGTCGAGGCGACGCCCGTCGACACCGGATTCCTGCGCGGCTCGTGGCAGCCCAACATCAACGCGATGGCGAAGGCGCAGCCCGGCGGCAAGGGCAAGAAGGCCGCCAACGACAAGAGCGGCGCGGCGGCGTTCGCCAAGATCGCGGCGACCGTCGTCGGGATGAAGCCCGGCGACACCTTCTACATGAGCAACAACGCCGTCTATGCGCTGCGGATGGAGTTCGGGTTCAACGGAACCGACGCGCTGGGCCGGCGCTATCGCCAGCCCGGCCGCTACTTCGTGACAGGCACGGCAGCGCAGTGGCCGAGCATCGTGGCGGGCGTGGCGCAATCGCTGGGCCTCAACGGCGGCCCCGGCGGTGGTGCGCCCTATGCGCCACCGGCCTCGCCGGGCGGCGGCGGCAGCAGTGGCGGTGGTGGTGCGGCGATGCCAGCGGCCAAGCCCTACGTGCCGCGCAAGCTCGGCCCTGTCGAACTCCCGAAGGCTTCCCGGCCTAGAAACCAATACGACAAATGACCAGCGCCACCGTCCACACGAACCTCGTCTCGGCGCTGCGCGCCAAGCTGATCAACGACTTCGTGCGCGTGACCACGGGCTCGATCTCGATGTCGGTTGCCGCCGGCAAATACGTTCGCGCCAGCGGCTCTTTCGTCACCGATGGCTTCAAGGTCGGCGAGGAGATCACGGCGGCCGGCTTCTCGGCAGCCAACAACGGCACGTCGATCATCACCGCCGTCACGGCGACCGAGATCACCGTTCGCGACAAGACGCTCGTGGATGAAGGCGCTTCAGCGTCGCGATCTATCAAGGTTGTGATACCAGCGGGGCGCGCGTGGGAGGTCGACGAGTACACCCCGACCATCGGACGGCCCTTTATCGCCGATGCCTACGAGCATTTGCCTTCCGTTCAAGTCGGCGTCGGCACCGGAGCGCTTGAGTCCCACGACTTTCAGGCGATCATTTCGGTCTCGATGCCGAAGACGAGTGGCCGCGCGCCGCTCACCCTCATGTGTGGAGCGATCCGCGCCTTCCTTCGTCCCGGTGTTCCCCTGTACTACGACGGGGACTCGGGTATAGTAATGCAGGCGTCGGTTGGTGGCCGCATCATCGCAGAGCCGGACTGGATCACGCTGATCGTCACGGTGAACGTCACCTCTAGAACTATCGGATAGGAGCGAGAGACATGCCCACGTTGCAGCCCGGCGTCGAAGTCGACATCGTCTATGCCGCCGAATCCACCATCGGCACCGCTGCCGCTGCCGGTGGCACTTCGCAGAAAGTCCGGCGCGTCCAGTCGACGCTCGCCCCGGCCGCGCAGCCCTACCAGTCCGAGGAGAACGCCTCGCACCAGCAGATTGCCGATCTGCGCTTGGGCAACCGCATGGCCGGCGGCAACATCGACGGCGAACTCTCGACGCAGACCTACGACGACTTCATCGAAGCCGCGATGCGCGGAACGTGGACCTCCGGCTCGACCACGGGCTCGACCTCGTTGAGCGCGAACTCGGGCACGTCGAGTATCGACCG